GTTCGTTGTGATCAACTGCATATTTATATAATGGGAAAAAACGAAAATGTAACGAATAAAAAAAGGGAGCGTAAACGCCCCCCTTCAAAATATGGAAAGTGTGTAGGGTTAAGGAGTGGTAATTGTAGCAGAAGTGGTCAAGATTGGGTCTTTCTCCATTGATGTAATGGTTAAAGTCATTCCGTTCAAGTCACCCATGGCAGTTCCTGTCGCACTCGTTCCAGTGGTTAAGTACGCTCCGTTTTCGTAACCAAGTACCCACTGAACAGCGTTGCGGTCAACGGCTACAACGGCTAACTTAGCTTGGGCTAATAACTTCAACTCATTTCGAAGTACTGCGGTTAGCTTAGGCAATACGATTGAAAGTTCTGTTTGGTAAAAGGTAGTTCCATTTTCCACGCTCGAAGTTACTGTTTCAGTAAATTGAGCGGTGTTCATTGGTAACTCGTAAAGGTACATATCGCCTGTAACGGTAGCAATTACACCTGAAACGGGAGCGGAATATGTGATATCCTCGAAGTTAGCCAAATAAACTTTTTTTAATCCACCAACGCTGTCTTTACAAGCGAGTGAATATCCTGCGGTTAGTGCGCAACTCATATCTTTATTTTTATTTCAGTTCAAAAAAAAGGGTGGGCGATTTCACCCACCCCTCGGTTAATAGTTCAATCGTTCGATTAGGATGCAGCCATCATGAAACGAGCGCACTGGTCAGGGAAAGCGATTTGAACACCTGCCTTGAATTCAGCAACAAAACGAACTTCGTCGGCTTCCTTAGCGTAGAAAATTTCGAAACGCTCTTCTTCGTTCAACAAGTCAGTACCGAAAACGAAGTGAGAAGTGCGACCTGCGTACAAATCGTAAGTTCCGTTCAATCCGTTAACTCCGTACAACTTGATGTTAGAACCTGGCAAAGTCAATTCAAAGTTTTCAACTCCGTTCAAGTAAGAAATATTGAAGTAGTTTTCAGCTACCAAACCTTGCTTAATCGCAGTAAATACGTCAACACCGCAGAAAATAGCAACGTCATCGTAACCTTTGATGTCAGCAGGAAGGTAAGTTTCAAAGGTATTCAACAAAGCGATTGCGTTTGCAGGTGTAGAACGCAAAGTAGCAAATGAAAGGTCAGTGGTCCAACCGTAAGCAGAAGCGTTCAAGTCGGTAACGGAAGCACTGTTAAAGATAGAAGCAAATCCAGTGATTGAACCTGAACTTCCATCACCTTGCCATACCGCAGTTTCCAAGGTCTTCTGAATAGAAGCAACCTTCTGCTCAGCATATACCTGCTCGAATGGAATAGTTGTAGGCATTGAACCAGCAGTTAATTGGGTTTGCATCCAGTACGCTTCCAAAGCCTTAGGGCACATTGCTTCGTGAACCTTGGTGTGTACCGCAGTCAAGTTGCGTTGTGTGAAATCGGTTGTGTTTCCTGAACCATTGAAACCGCAAGTATTGCCATAAGTGAAGGCAGTTGTGGTATCTAACAAGTTCAAAGCAGAAACATACTTCACACCAACTTGTTTGTTGATCAAAGAAATGGTGCGTGCGTTGAATAACGACTTGGTGATTAGGGGTAGGGTTTGTTGATTAGTATAAGTACTTAACCCAGCTAAATTGTAACTCATTTTTGTTTATTTTAATGCGTTTAAAAGATTTGAAAATTTATCGTTTTGTTTTTCCTTTGGATTCAAGTAGGTGAATGCAACAGGCTTTGAAACTTCGGCAGTCGGACGGCTTGCTACCTCTTCAACAACTGCGGACATAGCTTCGGTAGCTTTACCCATTCCATCCATTCTGGTCATCATGTCAGCAATCATACCTTCCAATTTGGTGATACGCTCGCTCATTGATTCCATTTCCTTGGCATGGTTAGGCATCATTTCGGCTTCGGCCATTTCCTCTTTCTTTTCGCCTGCTTCGATTTCTACTTCGATTGTAGGCTTTTCTTCAATAGGCATGATTTCAACAATCTTACCTGCTTCGGTTTTGATTTTAGCAACACCAACCAATTCGTGCTCTCCGTCTGGGGCAGGAACGGCATTACCATCCCCGTCGATTACCATTACCTCTGCACCTACAACGATTTCACCGTTGATCGATACTTGACCACCACTTGCAAGGTCGTACATGGCGAACTCTTGGGCGGTTGGGGTAACTTCACTCGACATCAGATAGCTTTTAATTTTTAGCAATTCAGCTTTAATATCCATGTGATAAAAGTTTTATACTTATGAAATGGGAACGTAAAAAAAAGTGACAAAAAAATTATAGCATTGAAAGAATTTCGTCAATCAAAATGACTTCCAAAGGCAGTTGCTTAGATGCTTGGAATGGTGCGTGAATAAAGTCACCCTCAACGCTGAACCCTTTGAACGTTCCATCTTTAACTTGATTCCATACGTCTTCATTATTCACTTTGTACGTACCGAACCAAGTGCCTTCGGGGCAATCCTCGAAACCCTTTGGCGAACCAATACCACGATCAGCGTCGGTAATAAACGATTCAATCATGAACACATCCTTAACGGGTGTTTTGTGCTCGGTGTTGACGTTGGAAATGTATTGGTTTTGCATAAACTTTTCCGCTATCTTTTTGATCGTTTCAGCGGTGTAGGTTACGTAGTACTCCCCAAACTTTTCGTCACGTCTAAAAATCATTGAATCGGGTATCATTAACGGACCTGTAACCAACCTTTTGTCTTCGTTAGCGGTGAACTTCACACGGTTGTTGAAGGCTTGGAAGTTACGCTCGATTGCAGGAGCGTTAACGAGTGCAACGAAGTCAACACCTGTGCCTTCGTCATCGTTTACTACAAGCGAGTAAACGGGTAAATCATTGTAAGTATTCATATTATTTTCCTAATGTTGCGGTTCTTTGTAATCTTTGTGAGCGTTTTTGTTTGTCTGAAATATCGGTTTCAAGTACGTAGGTTCTAACAGATTGTTGTTGAAGGTTACCCTGAGCATCTAATTGCAGTTGGGTGCTTCCGATTGTTGGTGTAGTTGTAGCCATTGCGGATGGTTGAGGAACTGAACCAAGGCCACCACCTGCACCACCTGCACCTTGCGAACCACCACCGAATTGGGTTTTGGCAATCTTTGCTACGTTTGCAAGTCCTGCGGTAAGTGCGATTCCTGCTTCAACAAATTGCGCACCCGTTGCAAGCTTGATCGGGTTACCACCTGCGGTTAGCGCACCCGTAACGGCTTGGTATGTTTGAATTAACGCTTGGGCTATTTGAAAAGATTTGTTAATCTTAAACGCTTTGCGCTGGCTTTCCTCGGTGTTCTTTGTGAATGCCGTTGTTAACTGCATCAATGAATCTAACCCCATTGAAGCAAGGCGCAACCCTGAGGAAATTTCGTCCATTTTATGTTGCTTCCGTTCAAAAGCTAATCGTGCATCCTCTTCGTTACTAATCTTTCTTAAATCGCTCAAAGTCATCAATGAACGCTCTTCCTCTTTTGCGGTATTTTGAATTAGCCCTACTTGTTGCTCTTTCATTTTACCCAAATCTTTGAAAAAGAAGTCGTTATTTTCCCGTTCTTGTTTACGTCTTTTTTCTTCGGCTTTTGCGTTTTCCTCTGAAACAGATTTTTTAAAGTTAGCATCGAGAATTAAACGCTTATTGTTGGCATCTGCAATTTCAGTAGTTAACTCTTTAATACGTTTCTTTTCGTCCTCGGTAGCATTGCCTGCCTGCTCTTTAAGTTTCAAAGCGTCTTGTTCAACTTTCAAATTCTTAATCCGTAGGTCTGCAAGTTGCTTTTCAAGTAGGTAAATTTCTCGAATACCTTTTCCTTCCGCTTTTGCAAGTTCGATTCTGCGTTCAATTACCTTTTCGTTTTCTTTCATGGCATCCTTCGTTTTATTGAAGGCTTCAACCACTTGCTCTGCGTTATCCTTGGTCTTTGCCGTTGCGCTATCGTCAATCAATCCAAAGGAAATTACGCTCAAAAAGTCACGCACCTTTGCAATGATTCCATCGAACGGTTTTAAAAGGTTCATTACAACCTTTTTAACGTCCTCAAAGTTTGCAATAAGCAAACCTAAACCAATTACCAAAGCACCAACACCCGTAGCTGCCAACGCTCTCGAAAATCCTTTTGTAGCAGTTGTTGCAACACCTGTCGCAACTGCTCCTTCTTTTTGCGCTTTGTTTAAAAATAATTGAGAAAACGCACTTTCTTTTTGCAATACGTTTGTGATAGCCGTTACCCCTTGAAGCAAAGCCATTGCACCCTGTGTTTTCTTAATCGCTTCCTCAACCGCTTTATTTTCCGTGCCAAACAATGCGAGCGAACCTTGGGCAGCTGCGAAACCGCCTGCAATAGCCTGCGCACCTTGGGCGAACGCATCCAAGCGGAACGTATCGGATGACAAAGCTTTGATCGCCGCTTTGGTATCCCCGATTTGGTCTTTAACCTCCCCTGCTCTTTGTTGCAACTTTTTGAAAGCATCCGTTCCCGTTTGCCCTGCGGTTGCCATTTTGTTAAGTTCACCCTCGATCGAGCGCAATTCCTGCTTTAAGTTCTTGAATTGCCCCGTGGCTTGGTCGGTTTCACTCTTAACTCGTAATACTATGTCCTTTTCTACGTCTGCCATTATTCTGTGATTAATTGGGGTTTAGGTTCGTCTGAAATGAAAGCACCCGTACCTCCCGTTAATTGGAAAACAGTTGGGGTAAATGGTGCTAAATCTAATACTTTCAAAAGTTCAACGCTTGTACTTTCGTCGCTGTTTGCATCGTAATCGTTTACCGACAAAAGGTAAAACAAAGTGCCGTTAATATAAATCGGTTTGCGGAAGTCAAGGTTCAACACATCAACGGGTGTAAGTTGTACAAATAACTTTACTTTTTTAGCGTCTTTGTCGGTGTATAGGTTGACGTAATCCAACCAAAAACGATTGAATAAGTTGTTATTGGTGTACCTATAAATCGCTCCGCTTGTTTCGTCCGATTGGTAGTACAACTCACGTGGAATACCAAAGCAAAGATCATAAGTTGGGTTGTACGGATTGTCTAAATTACCTGCGTAAGGATAACTGGTATATTCGTTACCCTCGAAAACAAACTCCGTATCACTTGGAAATTCAATGTACTCATGGTAAAGAATTCGAAGGTTTGGGGTAACAGGCTTCACGTCCAACGTAACATCCCCACCGCTCGCAGTCCCTTTGTTATCCATGTCGTAATACCGTGCGTAAATGCGTGGACTTGGAGAAAACCCAACCATTACGCTATTGCCAAATCCAACATCCTCGGATTGCTCACCATTGCTGAACTCATTTGAACTAATGTAGGTCCGTGAACCGTAACTCGATTGGTATGCACTTTGGTAACGCTTCTCAAAGTAACCGCCTGCATCTTTGTAATTGAACTTGTACGTTTTTGGATTCATGTACCCACATGGAACTACCTCAAATCCTTTCTCAACATCCCACAATCCCGTCCAGTCAAGATAGTTCGAAGTATCGTAAAAGTCGGAGAATGGTTCAATGTAAAGTTTCTTCGGATCGTACTTGTCAGGCATGATAAACAAGTTGAACATACGAACCAAGTACATAAGGAAATCCGATTGCTTGACCTTGGGAATGATTGTTTGATTCATATCCCAACTATCCCCAGGTTCCATTAATGGAGTACCTTCAATTTGGTTTAACCAATAAGATTCATTATTTATTCGAGTTACATCTGTAATATTTTGAGTAATCAAATAAACTACATCGTATTGATCACCTGCACTTGCAGTATCTTGAAGAAAAAAGCTTTGTGATTTTGTAGTATTTGCAGGTGTGTTAAATCCAAAAACAAGATCAAAATTTGAACCAATTAAAACACCATTTTTTCTAATTCTACTTCTAACTAATACTTGGCCAAGTGGTAGCGTACCACTTACACAAGTCGCATTTACATTTACTTGAAAATTGTAAGTTCTATCAGATGGGGCGGTGAATTTGTAAGTACTTGGATTATATGAACCACCATTAAAAAAAGGCTCGGGGGTATCTGTACCAAATTGGTAAACCGTGCTTGCAATAGTTCCAGTATATGTTAAATCAGTATTTTGGCCAATATAAAACAAGTTTGTTTGCGCTTGTTCGTTGGTAATATAAGGCTTACCACTAACGCCATACGGTACTATCAACTGCTTAAACCATTGCGACGTAAGGAAGTCACTCTCATAAGTAAATCCCGCACCGCTCACAATCTTATCGAGGTACTTTTTTACCGAAATAGCAGGGTAAAAATCAGCCGTGGTAAACACATCCGCATAAGGTGCAGGGGCTTGGGTACGTGTGAAACTCGCTTGACCGTAATCGATTGCAGGGTAATAATAATCATTACCCGTACTGCCTACGGAATTGGTCCATGAATCCACGATATTACTCCCATCCCATTCGTGGTTCAACTCACTAAAATCTAAGTCGGTCAATTCACTATCGCCTAACTGCTTAAACAAGTTGACGTTCTCACCGTACAAACCGACTTCGTAAGTCTTGAATTGGCCGTCACTCTTAACCGCTAATAATTGTGCAATGCCATTGAATACCTCAACACCGTTCTGCAACACGTAAGCATTTACCCGTACGCTCGGGTCAAATCCGATTACCCACTGATCAAATCGGTAAATCGAACCAAAGACGTTATCGTTGTTTGGAGTACCTGGAACTTCAATGGTTCTGCTAACCGTTCCTTTGCGCTCTACGGGGTTTTCTATGTCAGTGATGGAATACGTTAAGCGAATATCAATATCGTCGCTTAAATCCAATCTTTGGCCGTCTATGTAAAGTTCAGTAATCATAACGGCATCGCTTCGTCAAAGGTGAATTTGTAGGTAATGGTTAACGTGTGCAACTGATCGAAGTCACGCTTCCAAACATTGTAGCTTGTATCGGTTACCAAAATGGGAACTAAGTACTCCATAACGCCATCGCCCGTTTCAAAAGCCTTACGCAACCAAAGACGTGGGGAGCGCACCATTTGCGCTAACCATTCAAATTCGTCGTCGGTTAACCAATCGGAAGAAACGGTAAACTCTTTGTTGTAATCTACTTGGGCATTGTACTTGGAAAAGTTAGTGTAACCTCCATAAACACCACTATCAACAAAGCTATCCGTCAAATAAGGTCGGCTCGCTTCAACTCTTGTAATGCTTTGCCTTTCTCGGTTTGGCTTGGTGAACACGTAAGAATCCACCCCACCCAACTGGTTCTCAAAATGAATTTCGGTAAATTCAAAACGTGAACATTCGTTAGTCATTCTAACCGTGTACTCGATCGATGCTTGGTTAGTTCCTTCGCCTTTAAAAGCCGTAACGGTATAGTAAGAACTTTCATTCAATACATCAATCCCGTTTTCCCCATCCGAAGTAATTGCCCCGCTTATGTTTGAAACGTCAAAAGGCATAAATGGAACTGCAATAAGGTTGTAGTCGTTTTCCTCGCTTGAAGCGTGCGACGTGTGGTTAACCGTTGGAATATAGTATTCACGTCCCAACGTGTTTGTTGAATCGTAATAACGGTAACGGATGTAATCAATGTTAGCCGTTATTTCCTTACTACATAGAAAGTAAAGGTTTCCACTTTGAAGATATACTTGCGAAAAGTTACCGTAAGCCTTGGTGGATTGTGGGCGGTTGGTCAATGGTAATCGAGTGTTAACCGCATCGCTATCAATCCAATATTTTCCTTTTTCACTTCCAAATTGCACAAAGTCAAAAACAGTCCAAGCACCGTTGTAAATGATAGCAGGTTCAGCCTGAATCGCTGACGAACTTCCACCCGTGTACTCTTCGTCAAATTCAACGTCGAACTCAATGTACTGAGTAGGGCATCCAAAACTTTCAGCCTCTACAAATCCTGGGTTTGATATTCGTGGAATAATATCGAAATAACCTCGCACGATTTCCTGAAAATTGAACCTTCCACGGTTGCTATTCGTCACGCTCGGGACCGTCTTCAATTTAGCCACTAAGTTTCCATTTATCGAAACATTTGCAACGTATCGGAAGTTCGGCTCGGTGCTATTATCACTATCAACCACATATACCAACGGATTTCCCGAAGGCGAATACCTTGGTTCAGTTACTTGGGTTATTATCGTTATTGCCATATCATTTAAAAATCACTGCGGTCATCGCTTGGGCGGTAAATTCTGCAACCCTTTGCGCTAAATCATTTAATCTGTTTTCGGTAAGTGTAGGTTGTACGAATGGGTGTGCATACGTTCCCGTTTTGTAAATGCTACGACGTACACGGGAAGCCAAAGAATAAACATCTTTTTTGCCCGTGGCCATAGCTTTGAATTGCACCCATTTTACCATATCCTCCAACCTCGGGTATTCCTTTACGGTAAATGGGGAATTAGGCGCTTTTGAACTGCTTTCAGTACCCTTTTGCCCGTACTCCAACGTCTTCCAGTACGCAGGTGCTTCGATTTCAACTTCGTAACCTTTGCCAAACCTTTTTATCGGTGCAACGATTAACGATTGCTGTAAGTTACCCGTCGCACGGCTTTTATTAGCATCAATCTGTTTTCTAAAAAGTTCGATTTGTTCATTGCACCAATCGACTATTTCCTTTTCAACACCTTCAAAAGCTTGGTCAACGTCGGTAGTCCCAAACCCACCAACCGCAGGATTGAACGCACCACTCACATCGTTGAACTCGATAAATGCCATACTTATTAAATGGGAAATCCTAAAAAGTTACCCATTCGCTCGACGCTTAATTTCAAACGCTTCATGCTTGCTTTTCTCAACTTGGTAACTTGCATAGTTCAGAAACTCCATTGCAGGAAGTTCGAATACTTCATTCCATTTTAGAACATCGCTACCCGCCAACCTATCAATTACAACGATCCACCCGTAACGCTCGGTGAATCCCGTTCCGAGGTCAGGGCGTCCATCTCCGCCTTCAAGTTCTGCATTTCCTTGTCCAAATAGGTTGGTAAATCTTCGAGCAACTTCACCCAACTGGCCAAAAAAAAAGCGGACAACCCCAACGCTTCAACCGCTAACATCTTTTCCTTCACCACTAACGCACGCTTTGCATGGTCTTTCCCGTTGTACTTTTTAGGAAACCAACCTAACTTCGTTTCACGTAGCAACGATGCAACGCACAAATGCAAGTTCTTTACTCCGTCTTCTTTCGTCTTATTCCACTCGCTTATTTCTACAAACTGAGCGGTATTTATTTCGTCAAAAAAACGGGTAACGTAGTAACGCTTTCCATCAATCTTTACGAATGATTTGAAAGGTTTGAACGGTTCTTTTTCCAACTGCTTTGCAATGGCTTCGTATCGCTTGCGTAAGTCAATCAATGGGTAGTTATCAACGGCATCAAATCCGTTACCCTCAACGATTGCTACAACCGATCGCATGTACTCCCACCCTTCCAAGTGGTTGAGGTCGGCTAATAGTTGGTACTGACCAACGGTTAATTTTTTCCAAATGTTATTGTATTGCATATTTTCCTCTATTCTTTTCTGCTAATTTATTTAATGCTAAATACCTCAAAGCATCCATGCCGTGATTGAATGAATCTATCGGTACGTTGGTAGCGTTACCGTCCTTTTCCTTCCATTTGTAGG